GTTTTTGCGGAGCAAAGAAATAAGGGCTTGCATGAGGTATCTCACGCAAGCCCTTGATATTCATGGTGCCCGAAGCCGGAATCGAACCGGCACGCCCTTACGAGCGGGGGATTTTAAGTCCCAAGGGAAAATCAATCAGGCCGTGGCTTTCAATAGGTTTTCCGGTCCGCAATCAAGCCTATTGGCCTGCCATGTAGCCCAATGTTCCCGCATACCCTTCGAAGATTGCGGCCCGGAAAAACCTCTGATTTGGATTCATAAATAAGCGATCAGCGCGAGGTGAGAGAAACCAAAGGTATGCCGTTTCTGCATATCTCTACACGCGCAAGCGGTTGCACTAGACCCCTAGCACCCCATGCACGCAGTACCCCTGTAAGACCTTGTGAAATGGCCGTTTTTACTGGCGCTCGCTGCAATCGAATGCCCACAAGTACTTACACGTGCGTGAGAGAGTCACGCAAAAGTCACGCCCTCCCCCCCGGCGTCCTGCCGACCGAACACCAATCCTTTTTTGACTGCTACGCTTTTCCCAACCACACAGAGGAATCGCCTTGCCAAATTCAGACCTGCTCCCCTCCCTACTGTTCAAGATCAACGAAAACCAACTCGCCCTGGAAGCCGCCATCCTGGAGCTTTCCAATTGGGTCGAGGCGCGAGGCTCGGCTGACGTCGCAGACAACGTACGCGGCGCATTGGACACCATCGACAAGAACGAAGAGTTCATCAAGCTGACGCTCGCAGTGCTGATGTCGCCAGACTGACGGATCTACAGTTCGTCGCCTCGCCATCGCCCGATCATGCCCGCATCGACTACTGTACATCTGAACAGTATCGATAAGGCATGACCGTGGACCCCCTCGACATCGAAGACACCAGCGACTGGCTTGGATGCCCGACCGAACTGGAAACCATCACCCATTACAAATTGATGCTGGAAAACGAAGTCCAGGAACTGACCCTGCAGCTGCGCAAAGCTCGCGAGAACATCTTCGGCCTGGTGCAAATGTACGACGAAGCCTCAGCGCAACGTGACGTAGTGATGAGCAATCTTCGGGAGCGATCTGGGCAGCTCGCAAAAGTCCGCAAGGAACTGTACGACCTCGACGTAGCAGCGCGAGGCTACAAACGGGAAGCTGACCGGCTGCGCGGGTTACTGGATGGCCTGACCCCTGACTCAAAGACGATCATCTAAGCTCGGTATTCAGAGTGAGGGTTTAACCATGTGCGGAGGACTTTCCCAGTACCGAGGCATTCACGACTTTGTGGCAGCGCTCAGTATTCCAAACGCACTGATCAACTATGCCGGCGACCAGCCTTTCGAGCGCTATAACGCCGCTCCGACCACGCAACTTGCCCTCTTTCACCAAGAGGGTCAGTTTCTGCGCGCGGACATGGTTCGCTGGGGGTGGCGACCACACTGGGCCAAAGACCGCGCGGCACCGATCAACGCCCGGGTGGAGAAAGTCGCCCACGGTCCGTTCTTCCGCGCGATCTGGCCGCACCGGGCAATCATCGCGATCGACAACTGGTTTGAGTGGGTGGACGAAGGCGGCCCCAAGAAGCAGCCTTATCTGATCCGCCGACGTGATAGAGCGCCGATCCTGTGCGCCGCGATCGGCCAATACCCAAACGCCGAACGTGAACCCAGCGAGCACGACGGCTTCGTCATCATCACCGCCGACAGCGCCGGCGGCATGGTGGACATCCAGGATCGCAGGCCAGTGACGCTCTCGCCCGAACTGGCGCGTGAATGGCTGGACCCGGCTACACCAAAAGAGCGCGCCGAACAGATGGTATTGCTCCAAGGTGATCCGACAGAGGCGTTCGAGTGGTTCAAGGTCGACCGAGCCATCGGAAATGTGCACAACCAGGGGCCGGATCTGATCAAGCCGTTGGAGGGCGCCGGCTTGTTCTAAGACGGGGCTAAGGTTTTCGTCCGCGCTTCAGTCGCTGAGTCAAAGATGACGTAATGACGGGCTCAGCCCGATAGAAATCCCGTATTCTGTGTCGACCGGGATTTATCAATTGCTTGCGATCTGAGGCGACGATTTCTCGATGCTGTAGCAAAATTTCGCACAGTTGATTTCGAAATCATACTGCAACAAACCAATAATGGTGGCGCGTGAACAACGACATTCAATACATACTCATCAATGCGGCACCTGAAACCAACTGGACTGACGATATACCCGCTATAGCTTCGGGAATTATTGCGCTTCTCGCTTTATTTGCCACAATTTACCAGTCGCACCTGTCACGAAAACATAATCGGCTGTCGGTACGGCCTCATCTAGCAGTTCACAGCGAAGAGAACGACAACCTGTTTACAATAACCTTACGCAATGACGGACTTGGACCCGCAAGAATAGCTGCGCTAAGCATTTATAAAAATCACTCCAAAGTTGATGGGTCAGGCGAAGCCCTAATTAAGAATGCATTTGGAAGTCTCGACAGGTGCAAAATAATTTCAATAGAGTCTATAAATACTCCATTTATGCTTCCAGTTGGTCACAACATCCAGCTGGTGGAACTGCAGTTTACAAATGCGAAAGAGCCTATTGACGACTACATAGAAAGACATCTTCGTCTCCACACTGAATATTGCTCGATCTACGGCGAGAGATTCGAATTTGATAGTGGCCCACAAATGCCGCTTGCTAAGGCACATCCCTAAAGAAGACGTGATGACCGAGCTTCAGCGTCTGCTTGGCACCTTTCGCCCAGACTGGTGGCTTCAGCATGGTGGTCGCGTAGTAATGGGTGGCGCCGCCAGTAGGATCAGGCACCCTGCCTGCAATCACCTGGTCAGCGGCGATCTGCGCCTGAGCAAACTCACGGAACGGGATTGGCTTCGCGCCACTCAGGTAGGCATAGTTTGGGTCGCTCTTGTTCCAGCAGCTGAACTGGTACGGCTTCTGGCACACGCCGGCGTAACCCTCACCCCACCACGACTTGGCCTTACCGTCGTTGACGCGATTGCGGATGGTCCAGGCCACGGCAATCTGGCCGGCGAGACTCTCGCCTCGAGCCTCCCCCCATAGCGTGCGTGCGAGGATGTCGCGGTCTTTTTCATATACTGTCATCGCTTTTCTCCAGGCAAAAAAAAACCGCTAAATGCGGTCAGTTTTTTTGATGGTTGGCCGTTGTGGCTTGGGTCTATGGAGTCATCAGGCGGTATCGGATAGCATGACCGCCATTTTTACATAAGGACGACAAATGACCAGTCGGCAGCCGCTTGAGGCTAATAGGAATTCAAACTTTGACTGGCTTCGACTTTTTTTGTCGTTTTCCGTCGCTTACTTTCATGCTGGCTACTTTTCCAGAGTGGTTAATGGCGAGGACGTTCCTTTTGGAGCGATCCCGTTTCCAATGGTTCCAACGTTTTTGGCTCTCTCTGGCTACCTTATGTTCAACAGCTTTGCATCGAGCAGAAGCTGGTTTCACTTTATGCAAAAAAGAGCCTTGAGGATACTTCCAGCTTTAATACTTTCGTTAGTCGTTAGTGGTTTTGTGTGGGGCTTCTATATCGGCGTTATTGGCTCCATCAAAATTTACATAGGCGGTGGAATGCTGCTATCCAGTCCGGGCGGCAACGGTTCACTTTGGTCGCTACTTTGGGAGGAAATAGCTTACGCCATCATGGCATTGCTTATTGCAATGAGGGCATACAACCACAAAATAATAATTTGGAGCTGCTTTGTAGTTTCATGCGGCATTGCAGCAGTATTTGACCAGCAAGAGCCAGTATGGCGCATAACAAACCTCATCCCAGCACTATTTACCGGAAACCTTGTTTTTCTATACAAGGAACAACTTTCAAAACTACCTTGGTTATTGCTCGCCTTTGTTCTGATACTCGTAACAGCGCTAAACATATACTACCATCTCCCTCCGCAAGCTTGGTACATGGTTCCCATTGGTGGTTTTCTAGCGTTGAACCTGTGCTTAAATGCACCATCCCTACCGAAAATGCCATTCGATATTTCATATGGGGTATACGTGTTTCATGACCCTATATTCTATATGTCGTCAAAACTTGTTCCTAGCTCATTTGAGGGTATGTTCTTTGTGGGTGCACCAGTACTAATAGCTGTATCCCTTTTCAGCTGGTTCGCGGTAGAAAAGCCGGCCCTGTCACTTAAGAAAAAACGAAAGATTATTAACTCTGAATCAATTCAGGTTAAAGCCGATAGCTAGAGGAGCTTTCTCATAATCACTCGATCGAGGGGCTCATCGAGCCCTTCCATATACTTCAGTTCGTCAGATCTAACTTTCTCAGACAACCATTTAGGAATATCATCTACTAAAACCTCCCCCTCAGCAATTTCATTGCTATCTCCTACTGATCTCCATCCGTTTTCCGAAATCGCGTACATAGTCACCTCTCATATTTGTATCCTGCAACTCGAAACCGAAAAAGCCCATTAGGGGTTTGATCAAAAGCATAAGTAAACCTCTGCGACGCATCCAGCGTTACAGTCGTGTAGCTGGCGACTCCAGCGGCGTATGCTTGGAGGAAGATATTAATTGAAAGACCGCCAACATCTGAGTTAGAAATATAAATACCCCCTACAGAAGCCCCATTAAGTGCTACTCCTTCAGCCTCGAAGCAGGTGACCGGAACAATACTTGAACAGTCAACAGTTGCGATAGCAGTAGAATTTCCAGCAACAACCATAAAAGGTGCGTTAAGTACTGATGCGAGATATTTAACTTTGCCGAAACTTAAAAATCGACATTTGTACAGCCCACCGGCCGAGTCGGTCAGCATAGATCCGATGTAGCGACGCGATGCATCGAGATTCTTTGCCCTTGCGGTACCAAAGTATGTAGCCGCTGGCGCAGTCGTTACGGCCTCAATCGCGGCGACACCCGCGTTGTCATACAGATAAACGTGATACCAGGTACTGGCCGCAAGAGTAAGCCCGCTTAGCGTAAGCGGCGCCGTTAACTGCAACACCTTTCCGGTGCCTGGCACATACGCAGCACCGATCCCTACCGAGAGCGAGTTCGCACTGTTCCAGGACATGATAAGGCCCTCGATGTAGCCGGCCGATACGCCGCCCTGAACAATCGACAACGGTTTTGTGAGGCCGGTGATCTCGGTGATGTCACTGTTTGCACCGCTCACAGCTTTGCCCGCCTGCAGCTTTCCGAGCGCAGCAAGGACAGTGTCGGTCGCGACCACCGGCGTCTTAACCGTCAGATCAAGACCGGCCAGCGTGATTCCGCGCACCGTGGCGGGAGTAGCGTATTTGTTGGTCTGCCCCTCAGGGAGGCCATCGGCATTGGTCAGGTTGAGCGCGTTACGCACCCCTGCCTGCGTAGGTGTTTCTCCCAGCACCGCCAGCACACCGCCGAACTGATTGACCAACGCTCGCAGCGCATCGGCCGAGTCTTTGACGTAGCCCTGCATTGGCGCCAGCGCGTAAGTGCCGGCTGCATTGGTCGCGCCTTGGTAATTCGGGGCGATCGACATGGCCGTGTCACTGGCAATGTTGGTGACTTCATACCAGCCGCCGTCAGGCCCTCGAAACGCATCACCGACGCGGCTGTTGGCAATGAATGCTGTACTCGCGCCGATCACGGCATTGGAATTTAGGGTGACAGAGACCGTTCCTGATTTGTACCAGGGCATTAAGTATCTCCAGAATGAATAGGTGCGAAGCGGAAGAAGTCAGGCCAGTAATTTGGCGCAGAGAAATGGCCGGTGACCTTGGTCAGTCCAGGCAGTTGTTGCGAGGCTGTACATCATGATCCGGCCGTTGGCGTAATCGACGCCAAGTGCGCAACCGCCACCCGACGCATTGTTGTGGCAATTCATGGCGAAAGGGTTAAGGGAGACATACTCGCCTGAGCCGAGCATCTTGTTGATTCCCCAGAAATACCGGTGGCCCACGGTCAACTGCTCCTCTCCGAGGTACGTCCAGTTTCCTGCCGCGAAGGTCACGACAACCGCCGGCGCGCCACTGTCGTAAACAAGCGCCGTGTTCTGGTCCCACAACCGCAGCCCATAGGCTGCCGTGCCCATGGACGCCCATGCAGCCACGAAATACTGACCGCTTAACGTCGCGTTGACGTTGGATGCCTTCATGGTGAACCCGGTCCAGTTTCCCGGCCCACCGGTGAACCACACCGATATCGGAACCTGGATCGCCCCCTGATCCGGGCGAATGAACACTAGCGGCGGGTCCTGGCTTGTAATTGCTCTGGCAAATACCCCAGAGGCATTGGTAGTCCCTGAATACGCCCCCTTGGTGAGCATGCAAAGTCTGGGGGCCTCGGCGTCAATCTGAACAAATGCATTGTCGTTGAGGCTCTGAAATCCAAAACTCATATCGAGTACCTTATCGCGTAGGCCTTGGCGGCAACCGTTGAGCCAATAGTGCCAGCGCTCGCGGATGGATTTTTTCTCCTGACAACCACCTGGTTCACCGCCGTCGCGACGTACGGATAGGACTTTTGGTTCCCGCTCCCGTCAGTTTCGGATGACTGCACATCCTGTGCCCGTGTCGGAATGATCATGAACACGCAGTTAGCCGGGTTGAAGCCCGGAATGCTCAGCGTGTAGTCGGGCGCGACTCCACTGAAGTCGATCACGCCCTGCCAGATCACCTGGTAGGTGAAGCTGTTGGTGTCCATGGATAGGCCACCGCTTTCATCAAAAACACGCAGTCCAAATGAAGCCATAGCTCACCCCAGATAACCGAGCCGGACACGCAACACGTTGTTGGCGTCGTAGACCGAGACGTTCAGCGAGTTGATCACCAGCCGCCCCTGCCCGGGAACGATGCCGTTGATCTCCAGCGTCCCGTCCTTGTTGAGAATCCAGCCCTGTTGGCCGGCGATGTAATTGGTCGAGCTGATGTAGCTGCCGATCTTGGCGTTGGTGATGGTGCCGTCCGCGATAAACGCCGAGTTCATAAACACCTGGCCACCCTGCACCGCAAACGGAACCGAGATGGCGCCGCCGGCGATGGTGTTGACGATGGCGAAGCGATCGGCACTCACCAGGAACTGGCTTTGCAGGCCGGCGCCGGTGTTCTCGATACCCAAACCGATGCCGGCGGCGACGTACTGCCCACCGGCAGTGATTTGCATCTTCACGGACCACATGGTCGAGAGCTTGCCGCTGGTGTCCGCGTAGGCAGTCGAGGTTTCCTGAATGGCAGCAGTGTTCTCGCCGACCTTCACATTGACCTGAGTGATCGCTTGCGCGGTGACCTCCTTGTCGGTTGCCACGGTTTGCCGCAAATCAATAACGGCTGCCTGATTCTCACCAACCGTCGACGTCAGCTCGGTTACAGTCCTCGCCGTTGCTTCGTTTTCAGACGCCCTTACCTTCGACTCGGTTGCAATGCTTGCCGTGCTGCCCCAACCTTGAAGCGCGTCCGCAAGATCACCTTCTCCGCCGTCGTCCCGATAAGATGCGCGCAACGCTTGGAAGGCTGTCGCCTGTGCAGTGACCACACCGTCGAGCTCGTTGATCTCCGTGGTATGGGTAGCCACCCGCTCGGCCAGGCCGTTGGCTGTCTCGAGAAGGTCGCCCACGTCTGCCCAGTACGTCAGGTTTGGTGGAGGCGTAGCCAGTGGAACAGGCAGCACGGCCTGATAGATGTGACCGCCTTCGACGATCAACTGTCCCTTGGTGTAAGGCAGCTCGGGGTCGTAGCCCTTCAGTCCGTCCAGCGCATTGATCTGGTCCTGAAGGCCTGGGATTTTGTTGATCTCGTCCAGCAGGCCCTGACCGAGCTCGGTTTCTCCGATCTGCCCGGCGATCATCTCCAAGATCGCAGCGGCGTCTGAGCTGGATTGGCCCTGCGCACCCATGCCGATCGGGTACCACGGACCGATGTTGCCGATCCGATCCACCAGGCGCCCCCAGAAGTAGAGCGTCACCCCAGCGCGCAAGCCCAGCATTGAGAAATCGCTTTGCGGGTACGACAGGTCTGTCAGCTTGGTCGCGGCCTCCAGGCTGGTCGTCGGCCCGTACCAGATCTCCGTCCGTTGGGTGTCCTCAGCGCCAGCCGGGAAGCCCCACTTCAAGTAAATACCGAACAACAGTGGTGTCGCCGTCAGATAGCTTAGCGCCGACGGCAGGCCCTCTTTGCCTTTCAGGTTGGTCAGGATCGAGTTGCGCCAGATCGACGAAATATCGAAGGCGCTCACCGCTCGGACGCGGGCCACATAGGCGCCAGCATAGATGCCCACCACGTCAACACTGGTCATGCCCGTACGTTGCAGCTTGATCCAGTTGCCGCTGTTCCTGCGCCACTCCACGTCATAGCCGACTGCGCCGTTCACTGCTGGCCAGGTGATGGTCATGGTGGCGACGGCGATGCCCTGGGAGACAACCGAGGTCGACGTGACCGTAACGCTGGCCGGGGCCGGGACGACAGTAATCGGGATTACGCTGATTGGGCGCTCTTCCAGGCGTGCGCCGGTGTCGATGTAGGCGAACTTGCTTGGGTCGTACTGCAGCGCACTGATCTCGAAGTCGCCTTCGGTTGTGCGCTTGGTCCGCAGTACGCGATAGAGCGGGATCGCCAGATCATCAGCGTCCAATGCCCATTGCAACTGTGGCAGCGGTGGCTCGCTGTAATTGGTGGTGACGGTGACGGCGCGGCCATTCACGCTCTGCACGGTGCGACCTTCGGCCCGCCCGCCGGGGAGGTTGATAATCAGACGATCGCCTGCCTTGGCCTGGGTGTCACGGTCCAGCGTCACGACACGGCCAGCGACGGCGGAGATACGCCCTCCCACCTCACGGCCAGCCAGCAGCGAATCCGCTACAGGGATGATGTGGCCCGGGAGCGGGATCACCCCCTCCATGCCGGTCTTGAACGACACGGTGCGGTCCTGATTGTTGCTCAGGATCGCCCACTTACCGCGGCGCTGGGCTTCCGACGCGCGGGTGCAGCCAATGGCACTCAGCTCGGTAGGCTTGTCGCCCATACGGCGCTGAAGATCCAGATCGGCAAACGGGATGACGTCGGTATCGTAGTTGTTTGCTGGATTGTCGTAGCTGACCAAGGCGCGGGTGTAGCGGGTCTTCGCCGAGGCGCTGCCGTAGGAGAACTTCCCGTCGATGACGTTGGCGCGGGTGAAGACATAGTCGAAGTCCTGCGCGCGCGGCATGTCCGCCTGCATCACCAGCTGGCCCTGGGCCCAGTACGTCATGCCGCGGTAAATGCCGGCGATATCCCGCAGCAGCGACCAGGCATCAGCCTTGCCTTGCAGGTTCATGTCGCAGAGGAAGCGAGGCTCTACGCCGCCGAGGCCATTCGGCACCAGTTGATCGGCATATTGCGCAATCCGATAGAGCTCCCACTTGTCGACCATGAACGACTTGATGCGCTTGCCCAGGCCGAACAGATCATTGGTGCAAACCCCGTAGGTGATCCACGCCGGGTTATTGGTCCAGGCCTGCTTCATGGAACCGTCCCACGTCCCGGTGTAGGTCCGGGCGATCGGGTCGTAGTTGCTCGGAACCTGCCACTTGCGCGCGCGACACTTCACGGTTACGGCTGGAATGTTGGTGAACTGCTCGGCATCGAACTCAATGTAAAGCAGCGCGGTATTCGGGTAGCGCAGCTTGGCGTCGATCACCTCGGTGTAACCGGCGATCAGCATGGTGTCGGCGATCTTGTTGCTGTTCTGGTTTGGCGTCAGGCGGCGGACGCGGATCTGCCAGCCAGTAGTCGCATCGGGCAGGTTGATGCGTGGCGAACGCTCGTAACGCGTGGTGGTCTTGCCATCCACGGCATCGACCAGCGCCTGCTGATACGCTCCGCCGTCAGTGGCCACGTCGATGGCGTACTTGATTCGGTACCCGCCGACGTTGCCTTCATCGTCTTGCTGCTGAAGCGCCGGCCAAGCCAGGCGCACGCGCACGGCAGACAGCTGGATGTTGCTGATTGAGCGCACCCAGGGTGCATCGCTGCGCAGCTCCACGTTCAGCGAGGTTTCGTTTTCTACCGAAGGAATGCCGGGAATAAAGGTCTGATCCACCGAGCCTGAGCGCCAATCCCACCTCACGTTTGGGAAGTTGTAGTTGCCGCTCGCGTCCCGGATCGGGGTGTTGTCGAGGAAAATGTCGTAATCGGTTGGGACTTCGTCGAACTCACCCTCGCCCACGGCGATCAGTAGCTTGGCCAAGTTGGTCGAGCGCAGGCTATCGCTGGCCTCGGTCGGCGACTTCGGCTTGCTTTCCCCACCCTTCGCGCCGTGGATATCGATCATCTGTGCTGCGCCCATGCTTTCCTCCAGGCGAAAAAAAACCGCCTCATGGGCGGCCTGCTTGCTGCGTGCGGATTACGCTTTGTCTTGCGCGTAGATCGATGCGGAAATGATCATGCCGCCCCACCGGCGTTCGCCGATGCAGATCGGCACCGGATTACCGCTGGCTGTGGTGTTCTTGGCGCTGCCGAAGGCGTAGGACGGCGCGTTGTCGGGGGATGCGCTCTGCTTGAGGCCGGATGCCTGGGGGCTGAGCATCTGGATGACTCCGCCGGCGACGAGGCCGATGCCGGCCCCAATGAGTGGAGCCCCGAGAGGGGTTGCCGAAAAGAACGTACCGGCGACGATTAAGACCGCTCCGACAATTGTCTGAATCAGCCCCCCTCTTTTGCTGCCTTGGATAATGGGCACGATACGAATTTCACTCGAGCCACCGAGACCAAACTCTTTCTCGCCGACGTTCTTTCCATTACGAAAAATCGCAAATCGCATTCCCAAACGATCTAGGCGCTGAATCTCCTCCTTGAACCCCTGAAGCGTTACTTTCAGGGCCTTGAACGCTTCCCAAGCCTGACCAGAGTCCAATAGACGCCGATGAACTCGACCAAATTTATGTGCAAGGGATCCGGACAGTTTGATGGTGGTCATGGGCTGATAATGTGCGGTCGTTGCCTGCATGGCTTTCTCCTGACGCAAAAAAACCGCCCGAAGGCGGCCGTTTGAATTTCTGTCACTGGTAATCGACGTAGGGCCCTATGTAAAAGCCGCCAATATCGCCGCTGATCCTGTAGATGCTTTCCTTCCCGGTCTGTACGTTGGCTGAAATTGTTCGAATTGCAGCTCCCGCACACAAACCAGATCCCGCGAGTCCCGCCCCAATGCTTGGAGTGCCCACCGGAAGGTAAAAGCTTGCACGCTGACCGGTTCCTATTTTCGCCGCTTTCCGACCATCGACGTACACAACAATGTCGCAGCCAGAACCAACCATCCCCGCATCCCGGACGACAGTTACTTTCCCGCTTTCGCCAGAAGGTTTGGACTGAAATGCATAGAGTTCATCCCGCGGGACTGATTCCGCTTGACTCACCGGTATAGCGGATGATGCACATCCCGCCAGCAATGCGACAGCCAACGCCCCTACGAATAATTTCATGCAGGTCACTCCTGTGGAAATGAAGCACTTTAGCGCAGCACTGTCCGGGCATCCAGTGTGGATGAAAAGCCAGTGGAAGCGCTCGACATTGCCATAGTAGCGTTATGCCTTTACATCAGGTTGGTGACCCAGCCCTTTTCGCAGGCTGGAATACGAATCTTGAAATATTCAAATGGCATTGGAACGAAGAGTTTATGGAAGTAGCAAGAACCCCCCTATTGATGCGGCGAATAGGGGCTTACGCACTCGACATGGCGGCGATCGTTGCCAGCCTCCACGGGATGAACGAAGCAGATCTTTACTTTGGGTCGTTTTTTCAAACGGCGCTCTATCTTTTGTACTTTCCGATTTTGGAGTGGTGTTGGGGAGGGAAAACGCTGGGCAAATATGTTTTCCGCATAGCGGTGATCAATGGTGCTGGAAACTCACCAACTTTTGCACAGGCTTTGATCCGGGGTTTGACCAGGCATATTGAAGCGCTACTAGGGCTCATCACAATTTTCATTGTCGCCCGTGCTGATCGATGCCAGCGCGTCGGCGACATGCTCGCGAAAACCTACGTCATGCCGAACAGAGACTTAGCCCAGATGCGCATTGCCGTTCGGGATTAATGAGCTGAAACCGAGAAGCTCGGACCTTTCCGGGCTTTTTTCTGACTGTACAAATCCCCCGCAGCAATTTCATGCAGGTCACTCCTGTGGGAAAGGGTGCACGATATCACCGGCTATGCCCTGCGATCGCGGTACGTTTCGAAAATCTTTTCTCTGGCGCCGTATCACAATTCAGGCGCCAGAGCATGAACATACGTTCATCGAAACCATCGTTCAAAGCGTCTAGTCTGCGGGTTCCGACATAGTGACTACAGGAGTACCCACCATGTTCTCGCATGAAAGCTTCCCGCTGATCATCATTTTCATCATCCTTTTTCTCGGCGTGCTCGCTGCCGTCCTCCATCCGATACACGCTATCGCTACGTGGCTTCGTAAACGAAGTGAAGGATCTTCTCGTCGGCGCGCGCGGAAAGCAGATTCGCGCTGAATCACTCCCTAACGAGCCCGGCGACGTCCGGGTTTTCTCGCCTGTACGAATCCCCAGTAACGCCCCGTCACCCTCCGTAGTAGCCTCTTGCCGCCATACAACGGATTTCCCAGTCCTTTGCCTGCAAGCCCAAGGACTGGGATTGCGCCAATTTCGGCGCGTTTATGACCTAGGAGGTCAATGTGGTTTCGAGTCAGGCAGTAAACGCCGAAATGAATAAGGTTGACGACTCTACAAGCTATAAGACCTGGCCGTTCCAGTCGGCAGACATCTCCGTAAATGGTGACCGCAACAACGGCGGGATCAATCTGATAGAGAACCCGGAGCTGATTGACGTAATTCATGAGGCCACGGCAGAAAACGGTTTGAGAGAACTGCTGATCTCGATGAATGCCCCTAATCGGGTGTTTATGACGCTGGGTTGTCTTACAGGGGACGTTGACGGGGCTTACTACTCCTACGTCGAGTTCACTCCACGTAACCAGAAACTTGCCCAGAACGAAGAGGCGATTAAAGGCATTTATCGTTTGTGGCTGGAATGGTCGAACGAAAATTGCTCTGCGTATCCCGGCCTTGCCGATGCACTTCATCAAAATGTGAAATGGGAGTATCGGGAATTTTCGTTCCGTGGAAGCGATCCACAATATCTGATAACGATATTTCCCCGCGCTCGCTCCGCACAGGATCATGGCTCTCTACTTTCATGGGTGCACAATTTCCTTTGTAGTGTTGATCTCACCAACCTTCCACGCGCAGTGCTGTAGACATGCTCAATGGGTCTGTTGGGCATCCTTGTGCCTGAGGATCAGACGTGTTCGGTCGAGCCATGGGCCGCCGAACACAATGATCTCGCTCGGCCGCCCGTACAGGTGGTGAAGCATGAAAGGCCCGGGGCCGAAGGTGGCCGCGTCTTCACCTGGTAGTGTCGGATCGGTGCCAAGGAATATCCCTGCATGGTTCGGATACACGGTGCGCCCTACTTCCATGACGACCATGTCGCCGCGTTGCGGTTGGTCGACCTTATAGAAGCCGGCCGCCTCGTAGTTCGCCTCGTACAGGCTGGTATTGTCGGTGCTTTCCCACCAGCCATCAGCGCGCTTGAAGGCTTCGAACTCCAGTCCCCACTCGCGTTTGTACCAATCGGCGCAGACCTGCCAGCAGTCCCAGGCACCGTGGACGAACGGCCGCTTCAACAGCGGAACACCGCCAGTCGGCATCACTGTCCGCAGGTCGCCCTCGGGCCAGCTGAGGATATGCCAAGGCATCGCAGTCGCTTCGCACATGGCCAGGTCCCGCGGCGAAGGTCTGCTCGTAGCATCAGGATGCGAGTGAACGATGCCGATCACCTCGCCGATGTCTTCCGCCGCGGCGTATTCCTCCGGATCGATTCGAAACTCTTCGTTCGGTTCGGTCGAGATGTTCTGACACGGGTAGTACTGCTGTTTGCGCCCAATGCCCAGCAGCACACCGCAGCACTCTTTCGGGTACTCGGCAGCCGCATGAGCCTGAATCGCTTTCAAGATGTGCTTGCGCATGGTCAGCTCCGAACGATCAGGGAAACGGCAGGGAAGCCACCAAACGGCAGCGGATTGCCCTCACCGAAGCGCGGGATGCAGCCCCGGCCCAACGTGGCGTCACACTCATCCAGCTCGGGGTTGTCAGTAACAACCCCGTCCTTCGTCACGTACGGTCCGGTGTAGTTGCAGTTCGGCCCACGGTAGCCGCCGGTGAGGCACCAGTGGCACAAGGTGGTTGCCTGTCGGCCAATGGATTCACCGCCGACGTCGCCCGGGCTGGCCAACTCCCAACTAACCGTCTCCCCGTCCTCGTTCGTTTTCTGGTCGATGTACCAGACCTCAATCGTCTCTTGGGTTGGGTCAGCCGTTGGGTTGCCGGCAGGAAAGTTCTGCGCGTCCAGGTACGTGCCCAAGGTGTGACGCATCGTCAGCTTGAACTCGAGCAGATCATCGAATGCCAAGCACAGCGCAGTGATGCGTCCGTTGACATTTCCGACCGATAGCGAAGGCCGTACCGCTGTACCGTCGCCGTTGGCCTCGATGCCGTCGATCTGCATGGGCCAGGCGCCGTACTCGTTGCCCTGGAACCAGATCGGCTTCGCAGGCAGTTGGTCAGCATCCGCGCCGGCGGCGATCAACTCCTCAGGCGTGTGCGGGATGGCATGCCCGTGAAAGCGCAGCACGTCCGCCCCGTAGTCTGAGCCGTCCAATTCAAAGAGCAGCACTTCGCTGCCAGGCTGAAGCACCTGGATGTCACTGATCAGCGGCATGGTTGCCCCTTATGGCTGGAATGCACGGTCGAAAGTGGCCGTGAGCTTGAATGCGCCCCCGCCCATCGGGGTAGGAACCGGCTTTTTGCAGGTAAACAACCCCAGCTCACCGAGTGGAGTGGTCCAGAGAAACGCCTTCGCGCCGGCATGCCGATCAAAGAACGCCATCATCTCTAGCACCTTGGTCTTGGGCCCGGTGTAGGAGATCGGATAGGAGTCCTGTTTGTTGTTCGGCCCGTCGCCAGACTCTTGCTTGTAACCATCACCAAACTGCGCGGTGCGCACCCGATAGGTGATATCGGGCGCGTCTCCATTTTGGGTTGGCCAAGTGAAGCGCTCGATCGCCATCAGGCTCTCCCGTTAACGTTGCGAAAACTGACACCACCAGCGCGCCAAGACTCAGCCACGGCTTTCTCCGCCGCGGCCTTCATTTGCGTTTGAAGGTTCTGTGCCAGTGCTTGCTGATCGAGCTGCATGCCTTCTGAACTTCGGTCTTGCGTGACCACGCTGACCGGAGCGCTGATGCTGATCGACGCACCCGAATTGCCACTGCTGAGTGCAGCGACACCAGGGCCACCACCAGACGTCAGCGGCGTTACGCTGCCGCCGTTTGCGCCAGTCATAAGGAAGGACTTGCCGCCCTCGTTGTACAGTTCCGGCCCCAGCTCGTTGACCTCATACAGAGAGTTGGGGGCGACAGGTCCGCCGGCCGCTCTGTAGCCAGAGAAGTCGACGTTGGTGTATCCGGCCTGAGACGCTCCTGCGGCTGACGAAGCAGCACCGGCAGAACCGGAGGCCAGCCCGTTACCGCCACCACCAACGAAGTAGTTCGTTGCAGCGCCGACCAAGCTACCCAGCAATGCCGAACTGGCCTGTCGAGTTGCAATGCGAGCCATGTCGGCCAGAATCGATTTGGCGAAGTCCCCGAACGATGCTTTCCCGGTCATGGCGAAATTGACGATCGAGTCCTCCATGGAGCTGAACGCATTGGTGAATAGGTTCCGCGTTTGCCCGGCAATGTCTCGTGCCGAATCCAGGTAATTAGCCCAGGCCGATGTAGCACCCTTGGTCCAGTCACCTTGTGCCGCTTCGACGTCGGCATAGTTCTGCCGGATTTGGTCGGTTGCCTTCTTATTCGCATCTGCGAGCGCCCGCGACTTCTTCTCGAACTCGTCGAGGTCCATCTTCCGTGATGGGTCGGAACGTTGGTTTTCCAGTTCCAGAGATTGCTGCGCGAAACGGTCCTGCTGGCTGTTCAGCTCGCCATTGAGTGCGTTTTGCCTGTCGCCCTGGCCGACACCAAGCACTGCGCGGCGGCCAGCCAACTCCAAAGCTTTCTGCTGCTGACCTAGAGCTTCGACATAGCGATCGATGGAGTAGGTTTGCTTTTTGAGGCGAGTCTCTTCGTCGAGCGCTAAAACCTCCTGCTGGCTGTCGGCGTCCTTCTGTGCCTTCACCATGGCTGTGCGTGCGTCAGCAATCTTCTGATCGAGTTGAATGCGCTGCGCTGCCGTGGTGCTGGACTTGTTTTTAACCGCCTCCAGCGCCGCGATCTCGGCTTCGTAAGCAGCCGTCACCTCGTCCCGTTCGTTGCCGATCAGGCCTTCACGTTTTACCGCGTACTCGGCTTGGGAGATCAGCCCAGCTTTCTGCGCCGCATCCAGTTGTTTCTGGGCGTTGCTGTACTCGGCCACAATGGTGGTGAGTTGGTTTTTTGCATCGTTGAAGCCGGTCAGGTCGACACTGCCCGCTGCGGCCTTAGGGTCTTTTTTGCTGTCATCGATAGCTTTGCGCAGCTTGTCGTATGCTCCGCCGGAGAACTTGGCTCCGTCGAAATTTACACCATCAAGCAGCGAAGCCTTCTGCCCTGTTTTCTCCGCGTCCTGATAAAGCTTCATGAACTGATCGTTGAGCTTTTTATAGGCCTCCTGGCGCTTTGCAAGCGGGTTCAAGTCCTCCATCTGCCTGTCCAGATCCTTCTGGACGGCGATCAGTTCCTTGTTTGCGTGGGTTGTCTCGCCGGTTGCTCCGGCAAGGTTCTGGCTGGCCAATTGCCGAGCTTTCAAGCTTGCAAGCTTTGCCTCCAGCGCTGTGGTGGAGTCATCATTCTCGCCGGTACCGAGCCCCAGAAACGAGTTGAGCGAGCTCAGGCCGTTCGATACCGCACCAGCAACACCGCCACCCTTGCGAGTGTCGAGTACACGCTGTGTGATCTCGATCTGCTTGGCCAGGTCCGGGAAGACCTCTGACCGGATGGCGCCATAGGCACCGGTGATCGCGATCTTGATGTTGTCCCAGTCGCGCTCGACATCTGACAGGGAAGCACGGTAGGCCTTCAGCCGCTCCTGTGCCGATAGATTCAGGCTTTCACTCAGGACATCAAGCGCACGCTGGTGGTCACCCTGATCGTCGATCGCCTTAATGACTTCGTATTGCTCGTAAGTCAGCAGGCCGTATTGATCGCTGATCTTGGCGGCAGCGTCGGTGGCAGTTTCACCAGCGCTGGCCAGTGACTTGGCGATATCACCGGTGCCCTTCCCCGTAACCTCGCCGATGGCAGCCGCCGCCTGCGCCAGGTTCTGCATCTGAATGCTGCTGGTGGCTGCACCAGAAGCCAGCGCAATGACAGCCTCGCGCGCGCCGGACAGGTTGCCGGTCAGCACGCCAGCCGATTCGCTCATGGACTTTAGGCTGGCAATGCTCTGACCTGCGTCATTCGAGCCGCCGTTGATTGCGGCGTTGAACTCCCGGGCCTGCTTCATCGCATCTAAGTAGGCATAACCGAGCCCGCCGATCACGCCCGCGAGAAGGCCCGCCGGAAGCAGCAAAGCCGCCATGCTTTTGGCAGACGCTCCAGCGCCGGCGCCGAGCTGAGCAATGGCCCTCGCCCCGCTACCCAAATCGCCAGATGACAGCGCGTTGGTCAGCTGCATGACGTTTTCTTGAGCTTGGCGGGTTCCGAGCTTCAGTTTGTCGAATGCGGTTTCTGTCGCGGTTAGTCCCGCCCGGTCCTTTCCGATTTTAGCCAGGGCTTCAGCGTATCGCTCGGATGAGATCGCCCCGCTGACCCTGAGTGCTTCGAGCGCCTTTTCCTGCGCCTCCAGTTTGCCCAGCTTCGCGGTCACGGGATCTATGCCATTGACCGTGCGCTTCAGCGCTTCAATCTGACGGTTTTCCGCGTCGATCAGGCGCTGTTTCTGTGCGACTTCCTTGGCTTCGGCTTTTTCGATCTTGTCGTAGGCTTTGCCGAGACGGTCCTGATACGCCTCCTGCTGCTCGATTGTGACCAGGCCGCCCTTGCGAGCGCGCTCTAGCAACCCTTCAGCCTGAACCAGCTGCTCGATGCTGCCGATGTTGCCGGACATTGCCTTTTCGAGCTGGCTGATGATGGCGATTTCGCTGGTAGCACTTGCGCCTGATTTCCGTCTTGCCTCGGTCTGACGCTGGGTGGAGCCGGTCGATTTTTCAATCTCCTGCGCAACCTCGCGCTCAGCCTGGACAATCTTCTTGCCGGTGTCGGCCAGTTCGGTCCCGGTCTTACCGAGATCGTCGATAGCCTTTTCGGCATCAACAGCCGAATCAACCAGCTTGTCCAATTCGTCAGCGGCCTTGACCGCTTGCGACGAATTGACCTCGATGCCCAGGGACGCGAAGTTGGTGGTCATTTACTGCCCCTCTGTTCCGCCATCACCCGCAGGGCTTCGGCTTCCATGATGCGGAGATCTGGGAAAATGTCGGTGGCCTGGGCCCGGGTTAAACCGAGGAAGCCAGCGACATCGCGAATTGACGTGTAATCCAGACCGGTAGCGCCGCACGCCCCTGTACGCCACTGGGTGCTCAGCGCCTCGAAGACCTGGAACGCCTGCCAAGTATCCGGCCAGACCTCACAGACTTCCTCGGGCAAGTCCCTCAGAGAAAGGCCGAAGGCCGCCAGCGACTCCGCTGAAGGCCCGGGCTCGTACAGCTTGCGCGAGACGCTTAGGAGTTTCCCAGTCGAGCCTTGCTGAATGCCTCGGAGTAAGCGCCCAGCACCGCGCTTGGCGTGGCGCTAATCGAACTGACCAGGATGCGCAGATTTTCATCAGTGAACTCTTCGTCGACATCCCAGCCCGCGACAATTGCCTTGAGCTGCTCCACCTGAAGGTCAATCAGCAAGGCGGTGAACTGCTTCAGCCCCACCTCTTCCGATTTCAGGCCGAGCGCCTTATGCCGCTCACCCCAGTCGGCGTACAGATCTGCCAACTCGGTTCGGTCGCGATACTTGAACTCGAACACCACCTTCACAGGTTCGCCGCCGACCGTAGGAAGCATGACGTCTGCCTTGAAGGTAGGGTTCTGGATAAGCGTGAACTTTGCCATGTGCCTTCCTTACGCCCCAGCGCTGTAACGGGTTGGACGACCGGTCAGCGCGATGCTGATGACGCGGGTCATCAGGTTGTTACGCGACATGGTCGGAGTCGAGGTGATCGACACGTAGCCGTTGTAAACGATGCTGCTGCCACCCGGGAGATTCAGGCGCAGAACTCGTACCTGCTTATCGTCGTCCGCAGCTTCGCAGACATCGACATAGGGCTTAGACGGGTCGTCGGCAACGGTGATGGTCAAGGTGATTGGGTTTTTGGTGGTAGGCATTTGGCGATCATCGTCGTCAGCCAGAAAGCCGAAGGTCAGGAACTGCTGATCACCGCCGGCGGAGTTCAACTCGGTGATCTGCGAGATCTCGGTGAACGAGGTAACTTCGCGCGCGGAGCCAACACCAGAACCGGCCGGGTACTGCTGAACGCTGGTTGTGTTGACGCCGCCCAGCGCAAAGGTGCCGCTGGTGATATCGGCAACCCGAACGGCGCGCCCGTCGAGGCGTGTCCAACCGGAGTTGACCGCAATGATGTCGCCTTCAGCCAGCCCGTGCGCCACGGCCGTAGCTACCGCCGGGTTCGCGTTGCTCAGTACCGTAAATGGGATTGCCGTGCCGTAGGCGGAAGCAATTTCGAACGTTGCGCCGTTGGGCATTTGAATGCCAGCCATTGGTGTTTTCCTCTTTTCAGAAATGACAAAACCCGCTCAATGGCGGGTTCTGGGTTTGCCCAATGGGCGGATTAGTTTGTATCTGCTCGGTACAGAAAGGACACAGGCACGGTGAAGGTGGTGTCGTCTGGAATGCCGGGGCCCGGATCAACCGGCGTCATCGTCACAACGGTCAGCGCGCCCTTCGTGTTCCGTTCGTACAGAGGGAACAAGGCAGCGATCTGATCAGCCAGCGCTCCGGCCGCGCCGCGGTACTTGCCCGACGGCGCCACGATGCTGATCTGGAACACACCGGTGTACAGCTTGTGGTCACCGCCAAGCGTGTTGCTCGCGGTGTCGGCCGGCAGCGTGAACGCCTTCAGGTAGGTGACGCCGTCAACGGGCGTGTAAGCCTCGTTCTCGACGACGACCTTTAGCGGTACCGATAGAGCTTTCGCCCAATTGATCAACTTGGCCTCGTAGATTGAAGCGATGAGGTTATGGCTCATACCTGGTTGTTCCTGGTGGCTTCATCGACGATCTGCTGGAACCGGGCCAGGGTGATGCGAACCATCCCGCCGGGCGCCTGCTTCGAATGCCCGTACTCAAGCGGTACCGCATACGGCAGGTTATTCACGATGTAGGCCGTCTCACCGATGGTCAATTGCTCGACCTGAAGCTTCAGCTTGGCGAGCGTGACATTGCCAGCTGGGTCGATCTGATCGATAACGCCATCAACTGGTGATCCGATAGAAAACTGCCAGTTCCCGCGAAAGCGCCCGCCCACGTAGTCCTTGCCGGTGACCAGTCCGTTCACGTTGAAGTTCTGGTCGCGCTCAGTCTTGGTCAGGGGCTTGGCATATTTCACGCTGCGCTTTAGCTTCCCGGCCTTAGTGAAGTTGCTCGGCGTCAGCGACTTGATCACGTTGCGCACTTCGACGTGCGCGTCATAGGCATCAGCCGCCGCGGTGTTGGTCTGGCGATGTGCAACGTTTGCCGCCCAGATCTCAGGGTTGCCCACCGGCGACATGCGAATGACGCTGCTGCCGATCTCAATCACGATCTCGCGGAACGTAGCGTCGAGCCCGGATTTGGCTTGCTCAGCAAACTGGCGGATGTTCTCGGCGAAGCTGCCATTGAGGCCCGAGTACTTGCTCACGATCGCACCTGCAGCTCGTACAAAATCGGTGTGCCGGCCGGGTTGATCTCTTTCAGCGGTGGGACGATTGACCAGGTGCGACCTTGGACAATGACCTTGTTCAACAGGTCAGGCGCCCACGCCAAACCCTGCGCCGCGATCTTGAGTTTCTTGTCGCCTTGCTTGATGAGGCTGTTGTTCTGGAATTCTTGGCCGGTGAAGTCGAGAAGGATGCCTTGGGCGGTCTGCTCAGTGATGGTGTCAGGCGGTGCGCTACCGGTATCGGGATCGTACTCGCCGACGGTAACTGCTCGAATGGTCACGGGCTGGCCGAACTCTGTGATCATCTCCAGAGCCATCACGGCCATTTCGTCGTAGAAGGCCATGGTGGCTCCAGATGTGAAAAGCCCAGCGCAATGACTGGGATCATTTTTAGCTAATACGTTTTCTACGCTGCTCTAACAGTAGGTCCGCAACGGATGCCGATGCTTCAGCTAACTCCGCATCGGTTTTAGGTTGGCTGGCATAAACCGAGCCTGCCCCGCTTGTCCTGTTCCGTTGACCTTCCCACTTTTCCTGAATCGCTAGGATTGCAGCGGCGGCGAATTGGTCCCAAGCAATCATTTCATTGTCGTCTTTGAACGTCATACAGGCTCTCCATAGTTGAAGTTCGAACCTATATCACGCCCTCACAGCAAACAAGCCCCGCCTCTGCAAGTAGTCAGCAAACTGCGTGGCGCTCGGACGATCCGGCGCCGCGGGCAACAGTCGGCCACTGGTGTTTGAGATTGTCGCGTACTCGCGATCAACTGCGCCCTCAACGCGCTCCCGGGTGATTGCGCCTTTGCGCTTCTCCACTGGGTCGATATCGTCCTGATGAATTTCGGCAGCAAGGGCCATCTGTCCGTACTGGATGCGCGCAGGCAGGTAATTGTCGGGTTTGATCTGGCAGTCCAGTTCAACCCCTCGCCGCGGCCAGGCCAGAGCCTGATCGCTATCCATCTTGCGTCCCTTCCAGGTCATGCCATCCATCGCCAAGGCGGCCCGGCGCAGCAGCGCTTCTTGCGTGGGCTCGTCCGCAGGGATGGTCACGCCGAACTTGCCGGCGTACATGACCAGGTCCGCGGCGCTCGCGTAGCTTTCGGCGTCTGGCTTGCCCGTGCCGTCCTCGATGATGAGTGTCATGGATCAACTCGCTGAAATGAGCTTTGAATGATTGGCAGCCGCTTTACCGACAGCCAGCAGTATCACGCCTTGGGCAGGTCGGCGACGAGCTTTTCCAAGGATTCTTTCGACGCATTCGCGCGGTACGAAACGCCTGCCACATCGAGCTTAGCCTTCAGGGCTTCGACCTCTACGCCTTCGCCCGCCTTCAACTCGGCGAGTTCATTGCGCAGCGTCTCATTTTCCGTTACGAGATCATCGCGCGCACCGGCCAGATCGACCATCTGAAGGCGGATGCCGTCGATGGCATAAAACAGGCGGATTGCGAGCTCACCAGCTTCCGGCTTTTCAATCTCGCCGGCTTCCAGGCCATCAATCACTGCCCGGACCGTATCGCTTTCGATGCGAAGCTTGCCGATCAACTCTTGCAGTTCAGCCTGGTTGTCGCCAGCACCAACAACCAGCACCTGGCGTTGCTCGACTTCCTTCAGCGTCACTTCGACGCCGACATCTTCGTAGGCATCAACCACGCTTGGCCAGTCGCCAATCACAACAACACCGGTCACGCCTGCTTCTGGGCGGTCGAAGTGCTCCGGGTTGCGATAACGCTTATCTGGGTCAAAGCCGGAGCTTTGAGTGGAATAGATGAGTTCCATGGAAATCTCCGTAGCGGCCATCGCTGGCCGCTTTCGTGAGTGAACTTTAAGGAGTCGTCGTCAGGGTGATCATCACGCCGGCGGTGACCTTGTCGCTGTCGGAGTGTTTGACCCAGTTGGCAGCCGAACCAACGGCCGCCAGGGTCGGGTTTGCGCCGCCGACGGCGTCCTTCCAGCTGTAACCCAGCACGTCGATGTTGACGGTGCCTTCGGCGCGGTAGCCGATACCGAGGTTTTCCTCGTCGTCCACGTTGTACGAGCGGAAGCCTGGGGCCTGGGATTCAGTGATCACCACAGCGTTCGGCAGCAGGCCGAAGATTACGTCCGCAGGAGCGGTGTCGGTCACCAGTACCGGTTTGCCGAGGGTGCCCGGCAGGCCGCCGTAGATCACGACGCCAGCTTCTTCGTAGACCTTGTTGGCAATGGCCTCGTCGACGATGTCGAAGTAAGCGCTGGAGTGCATGACCCACAGGGCAATGCGGCCGAACTTGTCGCCGAACTTGCGCATGCCACGGGTCAGGGTCTTCTTGCCGTCGGTTTCGATGTTGGCGGTGACCACCATGCCGGCGTTGGAACTGATCGCAGCGCGCAGCGCAGCGGTGGCGTACTGGATGAAGCCTTCCAGGGTAGCGTCGGCCACGTCGGCGCCGATGATCTGGGAGAACTCTTCCACCGGACGACCGCGGCGCTTGAACGCCTCTTCGGTGGTCTGGTACGGGCCGTATTTCCACGGAGCCTTGACGCCCACGGCTTCGCCGGCGCCGATCTTCTTGGCGGTTACCTTGCCGACGGAGTTGACGTCGCGATGCTCCAGAGAGCCGCCGATTTTGTAGAACGAGCGCTTGCGGAAGTCGCCTTCGATCAGCTCGTTGTCGAGAACGATCGCGCCGTTGGACGACGCGTTGAACACATCGAGGTTGTCCTGGACACGCTCCAGGTATGCGGTTTGCGCCTCATCGTTGTAGATGATCAGGTCGCTGTTTACGGTTGTAGCCATGGGTGAATCCCCTTACTTGGGCAATGCGAGGTATGCGGTTTGGCCGTGCTTGCGCTGAAAGTCGCGCTTTTGCTCGGAGGTCATTTCGGAGCGTTTGAATGCAGCCTGGCCGCCACCCCCGCCCGGGGCTTGTGTTCCTGAAGCCCTTGGCCACAGGTGAGGTGCGCTTTCGCGCAGTGATTCCGCCCATTCGAGCGGAGTCAGAGGGGTTTTGCCGTCTTTGCCGAGGATGGTCTGGCCAGACTCATCGACGGCGACTGCTTCGCCCTCTTCATTCAGTGAGAACACGCCCTTGGCGCGCAGGATGATGTCGTCAGTTGCTTCCGGCAGAGCGCCGGCTTTCAGTGCTGCGCCACGCACCGAGTCACCCAGGACTTTGCCCTGGAACTTGGCGGCGAAGGATTCAGCCTTCTCGGCGCGCGCGGTGATGGCCTTCAATTGCTTGTCGGTGTCGGCACGCAGGCGCTCAGTCCGGCGGTTGAAGACTTCGTCCACCTTGCCCTCTGTCAGCAGCTTGGTTTCTTCGTCCTGGCCGGCCCGACTCAGCAACCCTTTGACGGCGTCGATGTCGATGCCTTCAAACTGGGTTTCGAACTGGGTCAGCTTGCCGGTGGTGTCTTTCAGCTTGCCCAGCAGCTCCGTGTTCTTGGTTTTCAGCCCCGAGACGGATGCTTCAACGGCAGTCGCGATAGCGGCCTTGATTGCCGGGTTTTCCAGGTCGATCTCGTTTTCTTCTGCCACGTTGATGCACCCCTTGGGTATGTTTTGCCCGCTTTGCAGGCATAAAAAAACCCGCCGAAGCGGGTTGTATTCATAATTTTTGGCTGTGAAGATCCGGCCGCCGCCACATGGCGATATAAACAAGGATGAAGATGAGCATGCCCCTCGCACCAAAAGGTCGTTTCTTTTCTCTATCAGAAACCATAACGGTCGCGATCGTTAGCTCTGCAGCCGCGCTAATCGGCGCTTTGGGTAGCTCCGCGCTTACGTTAATGGCAAGTAATGACTCTCTTAACCAAAACCGTATCCAGAATTGCGTTCAGCGAATGGATAAGCGCGAGGACACACTACGGTCCAAGGGAGATGCATTCCTTAAAAGCATCGCAAGCATCACAACCTACGCCTACAGCCCATTGAGGGACGTGGTCGGCTGGAATGAACGAGCAGAAACGCTGATGAAAAATGCATTCATGGTTGCTGTGTATGCCCCAGAAATCTCCGTTCAAACGCTCAAGGTTTCTAGTCTGATGCGCGAAACACTCAACGTATCCGAGAGCGACAATGTACGTGTTTATAAGGAGCTCACTACTGAGGCTGGTCTTTGGCCAAACCTGTATTTTGAAGTCATCAAAAACATTGAGTCCGAGAGAGCGAAATGCATAGCTCCTTGACCTCAAATTCCTGCCCTCTCGAACGCCAGCGGCTCCAAGTTCTTCATCTGCACTAGGGTCAGCGGCGAGAAGTTACGATCCAGCTGCAACTCGGCAAATCGCTCGACGCTCAGCCCACCTTCACGGAACAGTTTCGCGCGCACCGGGCCGATTGCGACATCCTGAAACGACGCCGGCTGTTGCTGAAGCCAGTGGTAGTAGTCGAGGCTCGCACTGACCTGGCCTCCACCATCCGCCCCGACCGAAGCCCGCGTAGCGCCCTTGGCAAACATCTCGCTGAGCTTGGTCAGAAGAATGAACGTAGTGCGGCAGTTCGGGTGAAACGGCGGCCGTGGGCCGGAATCGACCGGAAACCGGCGTTTATCCATCGAGCGACATTGCTGGCTGGTCTTGCTGTCCAGAGTGGCCACCATTTCAATCTCGGCCACGATATCCGTATTGGCCTTGGCCACTTCCATGCGAGCCTGTGACGACACATGCTGAATCGCGGTGTGCACGACCGTGCTGGCGTTGCGATTTGTCGTAGCCAGGACGCCATCTTTGTACCCCGCCGTCTTGGTCCCGCGAATGTTGCGGATGACTTGAAAGTTCGTCTGCCCTTCGAAGAAGCCTTGCCGGATCGTGCCGGTGACGCGCTCCCGCTCGGCGGAGGTCCAGCCCTTGATGAACGACTTCAGCAGCTTCCCACCACCGGTGCCACGCACGCTGAGTGGATTCGTTAGTACTGCCGCCCTGATGGCCGCCGCCGTCGGCGCCGCCACGTCCAGCGACACGCCGACCGGCGCAGACCTGGCCAAGCTCGTCGCCTCGAACTCGGCTTCGTAGTTGGCAATGTCGATCAGGTCGAGGTTCAGCTGCACGCTGTAGCGGTCGAAGATGCCCAACAACAGGCTGTCGACTTCCTTCAGTAGCGCCTCCAGACGCTTGACGTTGTAGTCGGTCAGGTCCGTCTGGGTGAGTCGGTCGCGGATCGAGCGGTCAATCTCCTTGAGGAAAGGTGCAAACTTGCCGACCTCCCCCGCCTTCAGCTTTTCGAGGAAGACAGCGTGCCGGATCGCGGCGTCAAGGATTGCTTGGTTTGCCGCCATTTGGTGTTACCTCGTCATCCAGGCCCAGGCCATCGGCCTGCTCTTGAAGCTCGCCATCGATCTGTAGGTCTGTGCGCTCCGGGGCGATCAAGCCCAGTTTGCGCAGGTAAGCCCGCAGGTCCGCTTTCGCGAAGCCGCCGTTCTGCCACAAGCCAACCAAGGCCGTGATCATTTGCGGATCAGCCGTCAGCTCGACGAACTCCTGATTAACCTGGTAGGCGACTTTGTCACTGATGCCCATGTACTGGCCGCACCACATGATCGCCCGGGTATAGGCCTCGCTGACGTTTGCCACGCAACCGGCCAGCACCGATGTCGATGCAGACTGATCACCGCGGGACTCGGTAGCCGTTTTAGCAGCCAGTGACGCAACAACCATTCGGGCGCCCAGCTCGATCATCATCTGATTCTTGTCGGCCATTGCCTCTTTGACCAGGGTGTTCGGTGATGGCTGTGCATAACCGAAGGCGCCGCCTGCGGGAAGCAGCATTGGCGCCCGGGAGCCGACGTAAACGCCGTTTTTCTCCATATGGTCGCGCCATTGCTCATCCAGGCCGGAGATCCATGGCTGAGCCTGGCCGCACCAGAAGACGCTGTCTTCGTAGTCAGCGCTGTTGCGGTAATGCCCCAGGTTGATCATTGCGATGTCGTAAAGCGGTGACTCGTCGATTGTTGGATCGTTGTTTTGTGCACCGACGAATGTGAACGGGATTTCTTTGAGGCGCCCGGTAATGCCCTCTGGAGTAAATGTGTCCATGACCTCAAGTGGGCCACCACCTCTTGGACCTGATCGACGCCAAACTCGGCAGACAAAACCTTCAGCTTCAAGTGCAAGCTCACGGAACTGCTCGACCACCTTGAAGCCGAACCCATCCTGGATCTCTGGAATCTCACGCAGAACGACCAACGTCAGCACGTTGTGGCCGTTCACCATACCGGTGCGCCAGTTGATGATGTCCTCGGCGCAGTACGACAGGATCACTGAGTGGCCACCAGCACCATTATCTTGGTGGTAATCGACGTACAGACCATGACGACCAGCCTCAAGCACCTTTTCCAGCGTGCCCTGGGAGTGCTGGTAAATACTCACCCCGGATCCGTTGGCGTTGTCCTGCAAGTACTCCAGCTTCTTTGGCACGGAGAGCGTCGGGTCTTTGTGGAAGGCTAATCCCAGCAAACCATTACGCGTGTGGCCAGTAGCATTCTTGAACACCGCACGCTCGCGATAGGCCTTGTTCCGGTCGGTGTTCTCCGGCGATTTGTCGTGTGCGTTGATGTACGGCAACCGAGAAACCACCCGGTGCTGGCCGGCGCAGACATCGCGAACGGTCGCCCATCGGTCCAGCACTTCGACGTAGTCCGCGCGCTTGAAGGAGACGTCGTTGCTCATCGGGCGTATCCCATTTTGATAGCGGTGACCGGCTTGATGATCGGGTACTCGCGATGGATGAAGTAACCGCCGCCGTCGTTGGCGTGGTCGTTGCCTTGGCTCTTATCCGGCTCACCATTCGGCGCCCAGATCTGTTGCTCGAGGCCGTCGGCATAGGTCGGGCATGTGAACGGGTTGACCAGGTATCGCCGTTCGCCCTGCGCATTGCAAAACATCGCGTTCATAGCGTTTATCCGGTCCTTCACTGGCGGGTTGGCCGCCGGCGCGATGACTGTGAAGCCTGCCTGCTTGAGCATGGCGATATCGGTGACGCTGGCGTTGACCGACTTGCGCGAATCACCCGAGGCGTCCGGGTAGATCCGGATCTCGCAAGTCTTCTTGTAGTCGTTGCCGGTATGCTCCCAGTAGCGTTCTTTGATGCGTCGAATCATGTCCGGCGTGTCGTAGCCATCCATCAACTCATCGACTGCGCGGGGCAGACCCTGCTCCCGCTTGACGTGAGTGATCGCCGCCATCTTGCCGACGTTGAAGTCCATGCCGATGAATAGGGGCTCGCCCGGCTGCACAGTGTCGAAACACTGATTCAGCTTGCGGTCGTACGTGTGGTAGATCGAGCCGGACGTCAGGTTGACGAACTGACCGTTGAGGTAAGCGAGGATCAGCTGCGGCGGATACGACTCCATCAGCGATTCGATGTAGTCGCTTGGCAGATTCAGCTCGTTGTCGAACGTGCTGGCCTGCACCAGGCCGTACATCTCATTCAGCTTCGGCTTGTCGCGGAGCTGCTTCACGAACTGCAAGAAGACGAACTTGAAGCCTTCCGGCGTCGTGGTTACATCCACCCCGTTCTTCAGCCCGGGCAGGTTGTAACGCATCCGGGCAATGATCTTGCGCCAGGCCTGCTGAGCCTTGATCGACGTCAACACGTCCAGCTCATCCACCAGGGCGTGGCCGATCTTGAAGCCGACGATGGTCTGCGGCTTCTCCATCGACCGACAAATCACAGTGCCGCGATACTGCCGGCCGCTGTAAATGTGAACCTCGTGGTTCGCCTGGTTGATCTTGGTCTTCAGCCCCCAGTCATAGGCCACCTCTTCCACTGTCGGATAGAAGATGTCCCGGATCTGCGGGTAAGTCGGCGCGAAGTACCCAGCGTTGACGCCCGGCCACTCCATGAAGTGCTTGCACAGTGCTGAGCATCCGACCCAGGTCTTCCCTGAGCCGAACCCTGCAACGAATGCGCGGAACTTGTGAGGCAGCGTGAGGAAGTGAGCCTGCGGAACGTTAAGGCTCGGCATTCGGCTTCCTCGCATCCACTACATCGACCTGGATACGGGTCGGTATTGCCGGCTCATCGTCAGGCTCGTCCTTCCGATTGCGGTTGACGTACATGTCGCCGCTCTCTTTCGCGGCCTGCTCCAGGATCTGCATGGCCAAGCCGATGTTCTTCATCGTCTCGGCCTTCTCCACGAAGCGGTTCATGGCGCGCAGGCGGAACGCACGATTGGCGATCGGGATCTCAGCTGTCTCTTCGCGGAAGCGCTTGCGGGTGTCGTGAAACAGCGTCACCCACTTCTTCGCCAAATCTCTCCCGGCACGTTTGGTCGGGTCTTGGGCCTCACACTGCTGGCGGGTGACCTCAATACCGAATTCCTCTCGGACAGCAGCTGCAACCTGCGAAGGTGTGTCGAAGCACGCCAAGGCCTGAACCATGAAGCCTTTCACCTCACTGTTCAGGGCTGCCATAGGGTAATTTCCGTCTTAGGTCTGTCAGGGGTCAGGCCGATCTGAGCAGACAGGTTCCGCAGGCCCTCGATATGTTCAATTTCCCCACCTCAGCAGGACTGTTTGCAGCATCCACCAACGCTTGAACGTCAGGGCTTGCACCGTAACGGCGGACCACACCGACGAACTCTTCGACGTCGTGTCCACGTAGCTTCAGTTTGGGGGTGCCCTCTTCGGTGAAGGCTGGTTGGCCGTACTTATCAGTCGCCTGGGCGATGTGGTACAGCTCGTGCTCGATCAGGGCGCAGAAGTCAGCGTCGGAACACTGGGAGCAGTAATCGGCAGCCAGGGTGATGATGAAGGCCGGCACATCGCCGAACCAATCCTGCATCTGCTGTTCCATCCGGGCCTTCTGCCAGCCGCCGGCGCGGAACGCTACCTGCTCGGCTTGACCAACCACCGTCCGACCCTTCTTCGTGAAGGCGGCAGACGCCCACATGACTCGTACGTCCGCATCTATCAGATGGGCGTGGTCTTCGTTGTGGATGCTACCGGTGTCGGCGAGGATCTCGGCTTGGAGCCATTCCCACACTTCCGGAGCAGGGACAAGGCGGATACCGAAGCTGGATAGCTCGGACAATTCAAGCAAGGACGCTGGAGGGTACGGCCTGTCCATGGGGCACCTTGAGCTTGAAATAGTGGCGCGTTGCCGGTATTGGTAAGGATCAATCAATGCAAGGAAGTAGTTATGTCTGAAACATTCGCCCCAATTATTGCCAACAACTCATCCTTGAAAAGCGAAGCAAAGCGCGCTGCGGCGGTTGCTGCGGCACTAGATTTGATCCACGCATATGCAGGGAGCGGCAATCAGAAGTTCAGCCTGAGTGCTCACATGAAGATGCTCTCGACTTACGCCGACCAGATTCAGCAAGCGTTGAAAGTCAAGTAACATAACTGTGCCGCACTCACCTGCGGCACACTTACCCTTCCCCGCCATCAAGCAACACATCAATCAGCTTCTGCTCACCCAGTCGCATGGCACCCAAGCACTGCAGGTCGTCACATTTAGGCCCCAGCCCGAACACAGTGACCTCGCCTTTTGGGCTGATCAGGGTTAAGGCACCAACAGTACATTCCGGATGCACACCGGCATCTAGATCATCAGCAATCTTGCGGAGCGTCTTGGCGGCATCGCGCCAGCCCTCACGCTTGAAATCAATAAGCTTGGCGGTCATGCCCTTCTCCAATGTCGCGACACAATTTGCTGAATCGCGAAACGTGTCGCGGATTACTTGCTCTTCTGTGCAGCCGAGTAAGCCGCCTCACACGCAAAGCCAGCTATTCGGCTTCGGTCAAGCGCTTCTGCCAGGCTTCCCGCTCGCTCGTCAGCGCTTCTACGCAAGTCGGCGAGCAGAACGGTAAGGTCGGCTCTTGCCTTGCTTCCGCTGGCAACCTCGGCAGTACAGGACTTTCGGCTGGCAACGAGGTCGGTGATTTGCTGCTGCAGGCTGCGAGCCCGGCTATCAGCAATAGCAACGGCAGCCGTAACGTGTTCAGTCTTGGCTTTCGCATCGTCGGAGACTCGGTTGATGTCATCAGTGATTTGGCGTTGCAGGCGCAGTGTGTTGCCGAGGGAAGTCACCCGAGCATTGGCCGTATCGCGCTCGGTCGCTACGAGTGCGCGGTCAGCCTTCACGCTTTCCAGCCGCCACGAGAGGTAGCCGATGGATGCCTGCGCAGCCAGGGCGAACCACAACCACATCGGGACCATCCGAAGAAGATTCATGGCGTCTTTCTCTCTGATGCCTTGCCGACCTTGTCGCAGGTCATACAGTGCTCGCAGTTCAGCGTCCGGCAGAGCCAGGCTTTCACCGGCTGCCAGTACGTGACCATGAAGATGTGGCGGACGCCGGCAAGGGCCAGAGACACATGCAGCGTCAGTCCTGCGGTGGTCGGGCCGAAGAAGATGTTCTGACTCCGAACCATCACCACAAAACCGCTGATGGCGATCGTCGAGTAGATCAGCTTCCCAAGGATGCCGTCCCTCACCTTCCCGCTCAGTACGCACCAGGTGGCCCACAGCGAAATCAGACCTACCGCGATGGAGTTGATCAGTTCGTAATTCATGGTGGATTGCCTCCCCCGAACCGCTGGCGGATGAACGCCCAGAGATCAGCGGCTTTGATGGCTCGGGTGATTGCCGCGATCAGCGATCCGCCGAAGGTGCCGAGCAGGAAGCCGATACCGGCAACGCTGCGAGGCTCGACAACGCCAAGGTAGGTACTGACCAAACCCGTCAGGTAGTGGGCGCATGCAGCGCCCGAGAAGATGAAGATCACCCAGGCTTTCCGGTCTACCAGGTCGTCCCGGTGCCACCAGCTCGCAGCGATTGCCCCGAGCAGTCCAGCTGTGAACCATGTATCCAACCTGTCGAGCAGGCGGTAGAGAAGCTCCATGCGCTCGACTCCATTGGCATGACGTGAATTGAATCAGCCCCTGCAGCACTCCCAGCTCAGAGCGATGGGTGTGGTGGAGCCGAAAACGAAAAAGCCCCGCACATTGGCGAGGCTCAAATAAAGAGTTTTGAATCATTCAGACCGGAGGCAAGAGCAATTTACTCGCACCCATACTAGGCTCAACAGGTGATAGCCAGTGGCCATGAGGTCCGCCGTGAAGCTCTCGAATTTTATTATCTGCTACAGCTTCAACGGGTACCGCGTCGTGTTCGCCCATCCCTCGACAACCATGACAGAGGCGGATGCTTGCTACCTCTCCTTAATTCACTCTGGCAGCATTCTTGGTTCAGGTCCGCCATGCGGCGGAACAATCAGAGCAATGCGAGATTTCGTGAGATTAAGCGGCATCACCGAAGTAACTTGGCACCGATCTTTGTAGATTCTGACTGACGCGAAAGGCCCCGCTTAATGCGAGGCCCGAAATAGGTGTGAGGGTCTTTCCCCTCCTGTCTGCCGAAGGCCTTCACAGCGTCGACGCCCTTATGCATCGATCTCGCAGTTCTGTCTCGCGCCACCCTATAAGCATTGGTGTGCAGGGTGCGCGGGCTGCCGTTGTTTTCTTGTAGCACCGCAAATGCTGGCTTATCAGTGTCCAGGTCTTCCCAAGGGCCGCCTTGGATACGGCGGATAGTTTCTTGCGGGCAATAAAAACCCGGCTCGGTGACCGGGTTCAGGGTGAAGCAAAGGAAATTCAGGAGTTCAACTGGTGCAGGAGCCTTCGGATTTCGGCAGCATCTACTTCCGCATGCATGCCCTCGAAAAAACTAACGACGTTATGTCCGCGAAGGGCGTCATAAAGCTCTTCACCAAGTTCAGTGCGCTCCATCGCACCCAGTATCGCCGGCCCCCTACCTCTTACACCGGCTTGCCGTATGAGGCCTTCTTCCTGCATTTGCTCAGAAAGACAATCAGCGAAGTCCAAGACTTCTTGATAGGTGAGACCAATTTCCTGTTTTGCCACAACCAAATCACGATGGTAAAGGTCACCGATCAAACTAGGTGTGAACGATTGACACCCACCATTTGCCCCAGCAATAAGGCGTCTGACCAACTCCCACATTTCCATGTGCTCGATCCTCAAGGACTATGTACAAAAAAGCCCGACATCTGCCGGGCTTTTCTTGGTCAATCCTAAACGCGCAAGAATGACAGGATGGGACTAATTTCGCTCATCCGCTCAGTGATGTCAACAGGATTTGTGAATCTCATCTTCCAAATCGAACCCCATCGGGTGACTGGTTGAGCAAGTTGTACTTTTGCACTTTGTCCTTATCATCAAAATAGACGGCAAGGACTTGTTGCTCCATTCCTGATCCAAACGGCCCAGCATATATGTACATCCAATTGGCAGTCAGATGCCCTTCACTTCCATAGCCCTGCCCAACAGGCGCGCCAAAGATCTCAATCATTTGATTGAATGTGGTCTCGCCAATTTTTATCTGATCAATTTGGCTTTGACTGATCTTGTTTCCACTGCTTGCACATGACGATACAGCAACCGCTAAACTTACCACCCCGACCAACTCCATATAGCGCATAGCATGCACTCCTGTTTTGATCAGTAGACTGTAGCAAAGGACGTTTCTTTGTCCCGCGCTAAAGCTCACGCAGCACTATCCATCAGGAGCCCTTCCGCCTCCAGAATATCGCAGGCATGGGCTAGCGCCTCGTTCACCAAATCATCCGCCGACTTCTGAATGGACTGCCTCCAGCGGCGCCGAGTCGACTCCGGCGTGCCATCGTTGTCCCAGGTGTTCATGTCGTAGAAGCTGTCCTTCAGCACGATCATGCCGGCGGACCGGGACTCGTCTTTCTTTACCTTGGCCTGGCCGGCAGCCAGTGCTGCCGTCACCACAGCCTCGCGACGCCAATCCGGAGCATCGAGCGGAATCTCAACAGACACCGAGGTCATCACCTTCGGTCGCGCGCCCTTCAGCTGCGGGATGGCCCAGGCCGTAGTCGCCTTGTACAAAAACAGCTTCGGAGCCGGGGTGCTAATCAGGGCCTGCAAAGCTGAGATCGCCTGCACTTTGCGCCCCTTGTGGGTGCTGTACTTCGCCACCAGCGCATTCCAGTGCTTCGGTTCGAGCGCGCGGTGCAGTCGAGCAGATACCCAGCAATCCACTTGTGTGCGATCGATGGTGTCGGTGCCGCGCGAGCGAACCAGTGTCGCCAGATCCCCGCCCTCCTCTTCGTCGGCAGAGTTGTACAGCTTCTGCCACGCCTGCTTGCTGGTGTTGTCGATCGCCTCAGCCGCGAGGGCCGAGACAACTGCGTTCAGAACACTTGGATAGATCATGCTGCCGCCCTCTTTAGTTCGCGGGTCTTGGCCCGGTAGTCGGCGGTCATCGCCTTCAGTTCTTCGATGGTGTACTTCTTCGGCTCATGCGGACCTTCCAGCCAGTCGACTGCCTCGGTACCGATCCGCTTCACCAGCGCGATGCGGTAATTGACGATGTTCCCGGACAGCTGGGTATTGCACGGTGAACACTGGCGGTGGCAGTTCAGCGGCTCGAAGCGAAGCGCAGGGTTGCTGCCTACAGTACGGTAATGCCCTGCGTCGTATTTGCCCTGGTGGTGGCGGCCGCAACTGATGCACGGCAGAGCCGCGTCACGCTCACGAACCCAGGCGTTGAAAGCAGTCTGAGCCTCCTTCATGTACTGCCCTTTCGGCTTGATCCGCTCCTTGGCTGCGCGAATCTCCTTGCGGCCGAGCTCGGCCAGCGACTTACGCGCTTTCTCCCGATTCACATCCTTGATGGCCAGGCCGCACTTAGGGCTGCACACGGCCTGACCCAAGCGCTGCGGCGGGAAACTGATGCCGCATGCAGGGTTCTTGCACTGCTTCGGTCGGGGTTGTTTGGCGGGAAGGCTCATGCGTAGCTCCCCAGCTGATCAGCCGCAGAAAGCGCGTCAGCTTCATTCTCAAAGTGAGCAGATAGCACCAACCGCCAGCAGGCGTTGAAGACGTCGCGATAAAGCGGCTCGAAAGCAGTGTCATCCATGTTTGCCCAACTGATCGACTTGGCCTCTTTTCGGATTCCTTCGGGCGTGTGCACCAGGTGGAAATGGCCGGCCTCGATCGTCACCCACTCACGGAAAGCTTCGCGGGACTTGTCCACGGCCGGGAAGCGTTCAGCGCGAGTCGACTCAAGGCCGGCTACGTATGTCGCGACGGCGTCCGACAGCTGCCCCGGCTTGCCGCTCTGCGCTTCGAAGAACTTGGCCAGCCCCCGAATGCCGCGCATCTCCTGGCGCGGAATCAGGCCGCCGACCGGCTCCCAGTACTCCCAAGCCAGGTCGAGCATCGAGAAGAACTTGCCGTGGAATTTGCCGTTGCGCATGCGGGTGAACTTGCCGTGAATGATCTGGCCAGCCTTCCACTTCTGGACGGTTTCACGGTCGGCTTCGGTGGCCGGCACCAAACCCTGGGCTGTGCGGATCAATGCGAGTTCAGCCATAGAATGTCTCCTTGCGTTGTGCTGCTGCGATAGCCGCTCGGAACTTACGCTTGCGCAGATATGTGTCGACTCGATCTGCCTGAGCCTTCTTGAGTCGCTCGCGCTTCTGCCGGGCCTTCGCCGCATCGACGATCTGGCGCACTTCAGCGAGCTTCTCGCGCAGGTGCGGTGAGGGCTCTGCGGTGGAACCTGTGATAAGCCCGGCAATGGCCTGGCCATCCGTAGTGATGGGCGGAATGCGAAGGTCAGCCAAGTACTGGGTACCGGCCTGGTGGGTGATCAGTTGCATACGCACAGCCGATTCAATCGCTGTAACCCGGCGCCCCGGATCGAGGCCGAGGGAAACGCTCCAAGTGGTCGGTTTGGCTTCCGCTCTGGCTGTGGATACCAGGCGCTCGTAGGCGCTGTTGAACGCCATTCGTGCACCAACTACGTCTCGACGACTCAAGATCGGCTGAGCGGCAACCATCGCCTGGCGTATCTCGGCGGTCATCACGACTGTTTCGGATTCGTCGCCTGCGGTAAGTGCAATCGACCAGGCCTCATCCCTTCCTGGCCGACCATCCTTGAGCTGCACGCGCGAGAGGATCTCGACCATTGCCAGTCGCCCCTTCACTTCATTGCGGCAGGACTTCAATGCGTCACGAACGATGGCGACTGGGTAAACCGACAAATCTTCAGCCATCAACGCAGCGGTGCCGGGACTGATCTCCTGGCCCATTGCTTCGGCGGTGGCGCAGATAGCCGCCGCCAGACCTGCTACCTGGGCGTCTGACATTTCAGAGGTATTCATTGCGCTCTCCTGCCTGACGCTTGGCCAGGACCATTTGCGAAGCCTGCTCTGCTGCTGAGTGGTTCGCCTCGGTACGTTCCATCTGGCGGGCGGTTGTCCCGTTGATGCGCTGACCGGTGACCCACTGGGTGTGATAGCTCTCTGCGTTGGCCAGCAGCTCGTTGAGGCTGTGGCACTTGCGCAGCACGCTGGCGTCGCTGGTTTTCAGGAAGTGGGCGGCGACGTGATGTGCGACATCAGCGCCCAGGCGGCTGACAAGCTGACCGAGCTGACCACCGACCTTGGCATTCCACACCGGCCAGGCGCCGTAGCGTTTGCGGTAAGCCATGGCGTAGTTCGCCCAGGTCTTGAATGTCTTGCAGGTCTGGTCTTTGGGTCCCGGCATGTCGGCGGGGATCTCAACCCGTGGCGCCTCAGAGCGATCGACCACCAGCACCAGACCGCGGGACTGGGCCGGCTTGTCGGTACCGTCCTGCAAATCCTGATTACTGGTTACCTGATTGGTACCCTGATTATTGGTACCCTGATTTGTCGGAGATTTTTCCGACCCTGGCCCGGATTTTTTTCCGACCTTGCTCGGAGATTTATCCGAGGTAGATCGGATTTTTTTCCGACCATCAATCGCATCAGAGGTCGGATATTTTTCCGACCCATCCAATTTGCGGTTCCATTCTTTCGCCTTCTCGGTCAGGCGGATCAGCGTGATGCTGGAAGTACTCGACAACTCGATCAGGCCGGCATCTCGCAGGGCTTTGAGCAGGCGGTAAGCGGTGTCCGGTTTATCCGTGAGCAACGGCAGTTCTTCCACGATCTTGCTCTTGCTCAGGGCGAAGTAGATTCCAGTATCCGTCTTGATTGGATTGGCCCAGCTCGGGCTCTCGTAGACGAAGGCAAACAGCAGGGCCTGCTGAGAATTCAGCCCCCACTCCAGCGCCTTCACCTGGTTGATCGTGACGGTGTATTGCATGTCAGCCTTTCCCAGCCAATGCAGCCAGCTCAAGGAAACGATCCACGTACCAGTGAGGTTGTGTCTCGCGAGGGGATTGAGGATTGGTCAAATTCTTACCGAAACGAAGGCCCTGCTCAGTCACCGACCAGAACGGAACCATTTCCCGTTTGGAGTTCTTGCGCTGGAGCTGTTTAAGAAGGCCCCTGGTTTCCAGTGCGCGGTTGAATGCCGCTGGCGAAACGCAAATGGCGTTGTCTTTCAGTAGCGCCGTGGCCGACTTGGTGGGCATCGAGGAGCCGCCGGCAGCATCTGGCGCAGCATCTGGCGCAGCATCGACGGCATAGCTTGGTAAAAACTTCGGGTCCAGGCCGTTGTTCTGGGCGATCTTCGTGAGCATGGCCATCTGGCAGGATGGAGCGGGCTTCAGCAGGCGCGTGAAGCATTCCATGATGGCGATCTCGCCGACGACCTTGGTGCCATTGAGCAGGACCTGTTCGCGGGCGCCCTGCTGCTGTTCCAGCTCACGCCAGCGGCGAATCACTTTCATGCGCATCGGCGCGCTATAGCCGGTGAGCAGGCAGTCGGTCTGCTCGCGATCGAGCATGTACTCGACCTGCTCGCGGTTTTGACCGTCCAGATAGATGTGCTCAAAACTGAGTACATCTAATTTGAGTTCTTTCAACATCGCAGCGATGTCGCGCTTCACGTTGGCGTGACGCTTGCCGGTGACGTTGGCGATCTCGCGGGACGACATCGTGGCCCGCGACACGTTTTCGGAATTAACAAAACGTGTCGCGACCTGTCCGGTATTGTTCTGTTGTGTCTGTGCGTGCATAATCTTCTCCACTTGCTTTACCGCTGTAGAAAAAGCCGACCTCGTACGTCGGCTTTTTTGTGTCTGGAATTCAGGCGATGGATTTCAAGTTCGGTCGGTGCTTCGTAAGCAGTTCATCAGCCTTCCGCCCCAACTCCCCTGCCCTTGCTTCAACCTGACGGCATTGCTTGGCGAACGCAGGAAGATGTGGCAAGTCCGCCTCGCACATCACCTGGTCGTCAAAGACGTCGCTTCCGGTGTCGATCACATCACCCAGAGCGCGAATCAAAGCGCCAAAACTTTTGTTTGCGCATTGGTCGCTGGTCATCTGCCGGGCGCCGATTAGCCCGTAGCGGCCGGCCAGTTCGTTGATGCAGTGATCGCGGAACTCGGGTTCGAGAGCATTCACCCACGACTCTTCCAGCCAAGACGGCATGTCTTGATCGCCCGACAACCAGCGCTGGACACGTTTCAGCCAGCGGCCAGTCGCCTTAACGAACTCACCGACATTGTTCAGTTCTGTCAGCGCGCCGAAGTCCGGCACTTCTTTAGCCGTAGCCTTTTCCTGGCAAGCCAAATGCAGTTCACGACTCAGCGCCTGCGCGAAATCGTCCTGGCTCAGGCTGGTGCGGGCGATCTGGTTTGCTGCGTGCGCGACCAGCACCTGGTCACGGGTTTGCACGCTGTGTCTTGAACTGGACGTTTCCATGGGGACTGCTCTCTTCTAATCTGGCTTCATCGGATCGGCGGACAGGGGTGTCGCTTAGGCGGCCATCTCGGCCCAAGGAAAAGACGGGCAAAGCTGCCCCCTTTCCACTTCGCCATTCGTTAGCGCTTCGATCTGAATCGCTCTTGCTGCCGGGACCGGTCGATCTCCGGAACACCACTGGCTAACAGTTGGAGCTCGAACATCAAGACGGCTGGCCAACTCTGTTTGGCTGCCCAAAATCCCGGCTGCCTTACGCACCGCTTCTGCTGGTGTCATGGGGGGTACTCAGGTTTGTCATGTGGCAAATATAAGGCATAGGCTATTTTTCAACAAGCCATTGCCTACTCGACTAATGGATAGGCTTAATTAGGCAATGCTTACAGGTCCTGAATTAGGCGCAGCCATCGAGCAAGCTCGGGTCGCCAAACGCGTTACAAAGAAGAAGCTCGCCGAAGATTTCGGCGTGGCAGGTCCGTCTGTCCAAGGCTGGGTGAAGACGGGTCGAATCGATAAGTCGAAGCTCATGGAGCTGATTGAGTATTTCTCGGACGTTGTGAAGCCTGCTCACTGGGGCTTAAGCGATAGAATGGGCAATATTCTTTCGGCTTCAGAGGCCGAGGTAGGCTCTGGTCGAGCCATCCGTGCTGACGTCCACCTCTCGGACATCAAGCCTTGGGACGACAATACCCCTCTCGACGATGACGAGGTCTACGTCCCTTTCCTCCGAGAAGTGGAATTGGCTGCCGGCTCGGGCCGATTTGTGATCGAAGAAAGCGACACCGCCAAACTACGCTTCTTCAAGAAAGACCTCCGTCATAACAACGTTATGTTCAGCAACGCGAAATGCGTGGTCGTCAGCGGCAACAGCATGCTGCCGGTGCTGCGCGATGGCGCCACCGTAGGCATCAACATAGGCAAGAGCTCGCTGGGTGACATCGTCGATGGCGACATGTATGCGATCACCCATCATGGTCAGCTTCGCGTGAAGCAGCTCTATAGACTGCCCTCTGGCATTCGACTTCGCAGCTTTAACCGGGAAGAGCATCCAGATGAGGATTACACCTTTACTGAGATACAGGATCAGAATATAGCGATACTGGGGCACGTCTTCTGGTGGGGAATGTTCGCGCGATAACCCAATGACAACGTTACGAGGACACCGGACCCAAAATCTAATTGAATTTGTATGATGTGTCGCAGGCGGTGTCGGAATCGCAACCTTGCTTCGCGCCCGCTAACGCACTAAGCTGCTTTTCAGCAACGTGCTTGTTTAGCACCATTGAACTATGGATATAAGACAAGTGATTAAAACGATCGAAATTCAAAACTTTAAGTCGATCGACAACTTAAAGATTTCTCTTGGCCGAATTAATGTTTTCGTGGGCGAAAATGGCGCAGGCAAGAGCAATATTCTTGAAGGCATTGCATTGGCTGGTGCTGCGAGCGCTAGGAAGCTTGATAGTGAGTTTCTTATCTCTCGCGGTATACGGGTTACACAGCCACAGCTTATGAGACCTCGCTTCCCAGGCTTTTCAGAATCTGAAATAATTAGCATTGATGTAACGCCCGAAGACAAAGCCCCAGTGTCATTTTTAATGAAAAATGACAATAAACCCTATTCCAACTGGGAGCACACCGCCTCAGTAAAAGATGGCAGCGAGGGAGCTCTGTCGCAAAAGTTTCAAGATTTTCTTGAGAGTAAGACCACTTCAAAAAATGAGATGCTTGAAGTTATAAAAAATCTGAGCAAAGCGCTCGACGAGTCCAAAAAATCGCAACCAAAGAGAAGAGGAAAGAAAGCGCTTCCTATAACGGTACCCATTTCCGCAAGCACTAGCTTTTTCAACTTTATTACTTCCTACCAAGAAGAGTTAGTGGCCCCATATAAAGAGCTTAGCGATTTTATTATTTATTCACCGGAAAATACAGCTCTCCGCCTTTTTGACAAAGAAGGACAAATAGAGCCTCTAGGAATAAATGGCGAAGGCTTGATTAAACTTTTAAATGTATTATCTGAATCAGATAACAAAGATCCAATAAACAGTATAAATGGCTCTCTTCGCCTGCTCGACTGGTTTGACGGATTAACTATAAAAGCAGAACAAGGTAGCATGCCGGCCTCACTCGAGATTCAAGACAGATTTCTAGATGCTGACCATGCTAGCTTCGACCAAAGAAGTGCTAATGAAGGCTTTTTATTTTTAGCGTTTTACTTTGCGTTATTCTCCACCGAATTAACCCCAAGTTTTTTTGCAATTGACAACATTGATGCATCGCTAAACCCAAAACTATGCAGAAAACTCATACAAATAATAGTTAATCTTTCTAAAAAAAACAATAAACAAGCAATCCTAACAACCCACAATCCTGCGATCCTAGATGGATTAAATCTATCGGACGACGACCAACGCCTGTTCGTTGTTTCGAGGGATATTGACGGATTTAGCAATGTAAGGCGAATTACAAAAGACAAGGACGACAAGATTCCTCTATCTGAAATGTTTATGAGTGGATTGATAGGTGGCCTACCAAATGGATTCTAAGGCGACAAGCTTTGCCCTCGTTACTGAAGGTGTATCGGATCACGCAGTCATAGAAAGACTAATCCATACAACGCTCGCGAAAAATTTAGAAAACCAAATCTACATAAACCGCTTTCATCCCAAGCCTGACGAAACAGATAACGCATGGTATGGGCCAAAAGGGGGATGGGAACGAGTTTTCGAGTTTTGCTCCTGCCAGAACTCACTTAATAAAGCCATGGCCTATAATCGATATCTTGTTATACAGATGGATACTGATACTGGGGGGCACCAGAATTTTGGTATTCAGTTGACAGACTCCAATGGAGAGATCCCCGAAGCACAAATTATATCAGAAGTAACATCTTTGATAATTAGCAAATTCCCGGATGGATTTTACAACCAGTACCAGGATCAAATTATATTTGCAATATCAATTCACTCGATTGAATGTTGGATTTTGCCTTTCTACGAGCCAACCCCAAAAAAACAGCCGCAAATAAATACCTGCGCTCGTCGTTTAGCCCACCTACTAACCAAAGAAAACATTAGCAGCGTGAAGCGGTACAAAGAATACTCAATAATTTGTAAAAAAATTAGAAGACTTAAAGATATCGAAGACAAAAAGTCTCAAAGCCTGAGTTTGACGATATTTATAGAAGCATTACAACGACTTATCCCAGCAGCTAGTAAAACAGCCTCGGACAATGCTGACTGCTGATAAAGTAATTTATTGTCGCGGGCGACAGATATTCTATTATAAATTCCGGTGGCAGCGCGAAAAGCATAGAGCTTCTCTTCTATATCTAAACGTCCCACTGCCACATTATTTGTAGACGCGTCATGAGACAATAATTAATGTAATACTTATATTTTAGTTGAAATCAAGTTATCAACTTGTAAATTTAAGAGCATTATCCCACCTTAAAACCGTGTTCAATCAGATCGATATTGAATCCGAAATTCTACCCGTCCAACTTCCCCTTCAAAATTCTGACCAGCCTCTCGCGCGTGCTATACCAACCCCTTTTCGTGCGTAACGGGACATCGTGCCTAGATTCCGCACTAGTAAAAATATGGCGAGTTAACACTGTCCGCGCATAGCGCAGGCCTGGACCGCGCAACCATTCTCAGCCGAGGTATTCAAACCAAGAACTCGCTACGTGCTTGTCAGCGCGCTGAAAGCGATGCTAAGGGTCTAGGAGAAACGAGCGTCGTCGCATGCCGAAAGCCCTGAGGCATGCAAGCAGGACATTGAAGGGGAATGGTGCAAGCATCGAACACCTAAACGACTGCAAATTCGAGATCCGTTGGCGAAGAATTCGCGACTGAAAACGAGCCCGGCCAACGCCGGGCTTTTTGTTGCCTCACGAAAAATAATAAGGCATTAGCTATTTACAGATTATTAGTCATTGCCTAATATTCATCTCAGGCCAACGCAACACCGGCCCAGCAGCGAAAGCCGCGCCGCTCTTTAGCGACACCCTTTGCCGGATCACCACCGGCGCAGATTCAAAGGCAGCGATGAACCGGCCTTAACGGTTCAGAGGGTTGGCAACTGACCCGGGCGTGCAGCGTAAAACGCCAAGAACAGTTATCCAGCGGGAGAACAAGCCGAAAGGCCCGCGGCTGGAAGAAAAATTTGGGGGTAGGCCGATGATCGACGCCAGTAGCGGGTCACGGCGGAAAGTTTCACTAATGCACCTGGTAACGGGTGCATTGGGAAAACAACCGACAAGCACGGAGTACCAAATGAGCGAGCAAACCCTTCAAGCGCTGCTGGCTGAGCGAGTCACTGCCTTTGCTGCAGGTGATCAGCCGGCAGCAATCATCGACGAGCATGTGAAGATCATGTTCACCAAGGTGATCGACAACTGCTTTGGTCGTTACGGTGACATGGGCAAGCAGGTTGAGGAGGCAATCAAGGCGGCACTGCCAGCCAACCTGACCACAGTCTTCGAACTGACCCGCTACAACGACATGATCGCCAAAGCGCTGAAAGAAAAGTGGGAAGCCAGCGGTGTAGAGGCCGACATGGTCCGTCGCGCCCAGGAAGCCATCGACGAAGTGCTCACCAAGGATCAGATGCCCGAAGTGATCAGCCTGCAAGACCTGCTGGAATCCTTCATCGACAACCACAAGGAAAGCGCCGCAGAGGAGCGCTGGGAGCGTCCGGACATTCGTTTTCAAGAATCCGAATATGGCGGCCTGCACATCTACTTCGACAAGGAGCCAAAAGAAGAATCGTCCTATAGCAGCCGCGAACGCAGTGAGTACAGCCTGGATAACGCGATCCACATCTCGTTCGATAAGCGCGGAAATGACCGAGACGACAAAGGTCGTCAGATCGGCACCGTCTACGCCGCTCGCATCGACAACGAGAAGATCGGTCAAACGCTGCGTTTCAGATCGAAGTTCGAGAAGCTGCTCGCCGCTCTTTACTTTGGGGCCTCCAAGATTCTGGTGGACTGCGAGGAAGACGATTTCAGCTACGGCCTGTACGACTGACGGCATCACCTCTACCCATTCGCTGAGTGGGCAGAAGGATGCGGACGAAACTGCGGCCTATAACCGCCCACCTGCATCGCAACCAACTACCGAGGAATGCACGGCAGTTGCCCTTCGTTACGGAGGTTTTGCCATGAAGTAGCTGAACGATTCACCCGCGTGGCACAGCAAGCCTGAAGGCTGCGCCCAACACCCATTCAGGCAGCGGACAGTAGGTCGTCGATGTCACCGCGCATCAGCCGGATTTCCGGTAGGCCACCCCAGCGCAAGAAGACAACTTGATGCTGCAAACCCTGGCCGTCGCCAGTAGCGGGCCTGGGCACCCTTCCCGACCATACCCGCATGCACTCCCCTCCGCGCCCAACGGCAACCAGCGGAACGGATGAGTGCAGCCGAGTTTTGTTGGATCAACACCCCGCCACTCTGGAGGCGACCATGGCAACCAGCTATGCAGACGGTGCGCAGGCCCGAGAGTGGGATAGGCGTTACGACGCTTGGGGCCGCGAGAAGAAATCGAAACCCGAGGAGTTCCACGACTACGAGGCTGCCGAGCAGATGCGCACTCAGGCGCTGGCTGATCGTGCTGCCCGCGCAATCGAAAAGCGCAAAAGCCTGAAGCGGCGCATTGGCCTGGCCATGGCGCAAATGGAAGAGGTCTGTCCACCAAGAGGAGGCGCAGCGTGAGCATTGAACAACGCGACCACCAGACGGCAGTTACCTGGATCGAAGGCGAGATCGACAACATGATCCGCGATTTGGGCCAGCCAAACGCCAGCTCGGCGGCGACATCGGCTATCACTTTGGCCTACCTGCTGCGCGTCATCGACGACGGCGAGCAGCGTCACTACAGGGCGCGCATCGACCAGATCTACGCCACCTATAACGAATCGATCCGGCAAGGAGCTGCAGCATGACGACCGCACCAGTTAAATCACTAATCGACGAGCAGCTCGACGAGATCGAATCGAAGCTGATCCTGCTGGGTTTCGGCCTACCGTTCAACGAGGTGATTGGCAAGTCACGCGAAGCTTTGGTCGCCAGCCTACCGCGCCATCTGGCGGCAACCATGAAAGGCGGCCGGATCGCGGTAAGGGTTCGGCCATGACTTCCTATCAGCGCGCAAAGCGCTTTTGGTTCTGGCGCGGCTCAGCCATCGCCCTGCTCTTCTTCACCGCCTGGATGCTGGCAAGCGCCTACTCCGGCCAGCTCACTCAATAACTCATCACTTCAAACGCTGCGTGCATCGCGGCAAGGAACAGTCATGTCCGCACATAGTGTGGCGCCGGTGGCGCACGAACAAACTCTGCATATCCTTCCCCATGCCGCGACTAGCACCAGCGCTCTGGTGCTCGACGGTGACAGCCTCGACAAGATGATGCGCCTGGCCGATGTCATGGCCACCGGCCGCGCCACGGTGCCGAAGCATTTCAACGGAAATTCGGCGGATTGCCTGGCGGTCGTCATGCAGTCCATGCAGTGGAAGATGAACCCGTTCGCAGTCGCGCAGAAAACCCACCTGGTCAACGGTGTGCTCGGCTATGAAGCGCAACTGGTCAATGCGGTGATTACCACCTGCGCACCGGTTCTGGATCGCCTGCATTATGAGTGGTACGGCGCCTGGGAAAAGGTTATCGGCAAGTTCGACATTAAGACCAACAGCGAAGGCAAACAGTACCGCCAGCCAGGCTGGAGGCTCGAAGACGAAGAAGGCTTGGGCGTGAAAGTCTGGGCCACCTTCCGCGGCGAAGATGATCCACGTGTCCTGGAATTGCTGCTGGCTCAAGCTCGCACCCGCAACAGCACTCTCTGGGCTGATGATCCTCGCCAACAACTGGCCTATCTGGCCACCAAGCGCTGGTCTCGCCTGTACTGCCCTGATGTGATCCTCGGAGTGTACAGCCCGGACGAACTCGAGGAGTCGGCCCCGATAATTCGTGACGTATCGCCGACCAAAGTCCGTTCCGAACCAGGTTCAGACGCCCTTCCTGCTTACTCCGATGAACTGCTCGCCGAGAACATCGCGAAGTGGCAACCGCTCATTGATTCGGGCCGCACCAACCCAGACCACATCATCGCGAACATCAGCAGCAAGTACACGCTGACCCAGTCCCAGATCGACACCATCACCAACCTCAAAGCCCTCGATGGAGACGCAGCATGAAAATTCATAACGTTGCCCAAGGCTCCGCCGAGTGGCATGCATTGCGCGCCAAGCACTTCACCGCATCCGAAGCGCCGGCAATGAAAGGCGCGTCGAAATACCAGACCCGCACCGAACTGCTCACGATGAAGAAGACCGGCATCGTCGCCGACGTCACCCCGTCGCAGCAGTACATCTTTGACAAGGGTCATGCCACCGAAGCATCGGCCCGGCCACTGGTTGAAGCGCTGATCGGCGAAGAGCTGTATCCGGTAGTTGGCACGCTGGGCAATCTGCTGGCCTCGATGGACGGCGCGACGATGCTCGGCGAGACATTGTTCGAGCATAAGCTCTGGAACGAATCGCTGGTGGCCCAGGTGAAGGCCGGAGATCTAGCCCCGCATTACTACTGGCAGCTCGAACAGCAACTGCTGGTGAGCGGCGCCGAGCGCGTGATTTTCGTTTGCTCGGACGGCACTGATGAGAACTTCGTCAGCATGGAATACCGCCCGGTCGCCGGCCGCGCCGAACAACTGGTCGAGGGCTGGAAACAGTTCGAGGCTGATCTGGCGAATTTCGAGATGGCCGACGCCCCTTCGATTGTCGTCGGCAAGGCGCCTGACGAGCTGCCGGCGCTACGCATCGAACTGACCGGCATGGTGACCGCGAGCAACCTCAAAGTGTTCGAGCAATCGGCCTTGGCGGTCATCGACTCGGTGAAAACCACGCTGCAGACCGACCAAGACTTCGCGGACGCCAAG